ACGAAGATATTAAAACTACGCCCTCATGCGACCTAACCTACTACAAGCTACGGATAATTGTGGAAGATTCTGGACAATTTCCTGTTCTTTCAGGTGCAATCAACGAAGCAAAGCGGATCTTAAGCCGAAAAAATCATCGCGAATTGCACAAAATTGAGACGTAGTTTTACTTAATTAGAAAAGAAATGAAACAGACCAGTAATAAGTTATTTGATTATCATGGTCATATTGATTGTCGTAATTCATCTTTGACTTTAGATAAATTAGAGTGGGAAAGAAAGTTGTCGGTTAAATTGAAAGCTTCTGAGAACCCCCTTCCGGCTGCGCCTACAGGGGTTCAGAAACGCTTTAATTCAAACTCCAACTATCTGGTTAAGGTAATTAACGATTGACTTGATTGCATATCAAATATGTTATATATTTTACCACACTTTTTGGCATAAAGAAAGTACTATTTTTGCCTACCTATGTGGTATAACGAACTGTGCAGGATGCACGTAATGTAAAAAAGTTTTGATTTTGAATAGGAGAGTAATAAAATGACATGGAATTACCGTGTAATCTCACGAGCCTATCCAGGGCCAGGAGATCATGAAACCATACGTGAGTACGCTATTCATGAAGTTTACTATGACGATGGAAAAATCATTGGAATGACAGAAAGCCCTTCAGAGCCTTACGGCCAAGATGAGCAAGAACTCAAAGACAGTATACAATGGATGCTCCAAGCATTTGAAAAACCTACACTTCGAGAAGAAGATTTAGAAAATGCTTTTAGATCTGGGAAATAAAAAAGGGGCTTAAGCCCCTTTTTACTATCCTCGTATTCCATCTGGTAGATCTTCGGGATGTTTTTTGAACCACTCTTCATACCTTGGTATGCCATTCTTATCCATGATACATAGATTACTACAAATATCTGGATCCTTTTCTTCCGAATCCCAGAACCATACTACAGAAGAAATAAAAATAATTAGAACACTGAGTACAATCGTTATCTCTTTTCCTTCTCTATAGTTCCACCAAGTTTTAAAATTTGTCATGCTTCAATCTCTAAGTTCCACTTGCAAGCACTTTTAGTTTTATCTCGATTCTTATGTGCTTGTGAAAGTGTATACTTCTCGTCCCAGTCCTGGAACCAAGCTTTTCCATCTCTTTTTGCATCCTCAAATACAGCGAAAGTAAAGAAGGTAGCAAATACAAAAAGAACGTGACCATACAGTAATGGTAGCACATTCATCCAACCTGCTATATAGCCACAGAATACAAGTGTCCAAATGATGGACAGTACGGTCATAAAGTATGCTCGTAGGCTTGTATCGCCAATATAGCCAATGGGATTATACTTTAAGTTCATTATAGAATCCCAACTATAATAGAACCACATAAGTTTATTTTTCATTAAATCTCCAAATAAAAGCCCCATCGAAGCCATTCAATACCAATAGTAAAGCTTTTACTTTTACCTGTTGTCCATTCAACCATGACAGTAGGTATAAAGTAAAATGCTTGTGAAAATTTGACTATTTCTTTTTTCATCCGAACTTTTCTCCTGCATTGACCTTTTTCTTATTTCTATCATGAAAAGGCCATTTCTTTGCTGTAACAGCATCTATAAACCAAAACAGAAATACAACAGATGATGGTGCAACTATTGTAAATATAGCTATCTCTAGCCAATTAATCATGCTCCAAGTATGCCTTCAAGGTCTGGCTCAAAGAAGTTTGGGCCTTTTAGTACCTTGCCATCTTCCCTATAAATAGGTCTTCCATCTTCGCCAAGTTTTGACATGTTGCTTCGATGTACTTCATCAAAGCACTCATCTAAATCAACTCCAAAAGCGTGGCCTGCTCCATAGATTACATACAAAAGATCTGTAAGTGCATCAGCGATCTCTACCATATCCCTATCTTCTACAGCTTGACACAACTCGCTAAACTCTTCTGATATAAGCTCTAAACGTAGCTCTCGAGTATTAAAGTCAGGCCAAGTTGGTTCTAGCTCTACTTTCTGCCCGAAAGCCTCCATAAAGTCTCCAACCTTCTCAAAATTACTAACGTTTGCGTGTGGTTTTACTTTCATCTTCTCTTTGCCTTTTATGCTCTCTTACCTTTGCTGCTTGAAACATTCTATGACGTTTTTGGCTTCCTTTCTCATGGTATGCTCTGTCTTTTAGATCGACTAGCTTATCTTTTGTTTTACGTTTCAATACTCTTAGAGCACTTTCTACATTGTTGTTTCTAACTAAAATTCTGATATTAGTACCCTGCCTCATCATATGCATCCCACGAATCAAAATGATTGTAGTCCTCATCTGTGCCAAAGCCCGCAGAAGCTAATGCGTCTGCATCGCTTTCATAGTCTATATCAAAATCCTCGTCGTCAAAATCCAGATCTTCTGGTTCCATTTCTATCTCCTATCTATAAAAGATATGTTCGTTTATACGAACAGTCTTTTCATAATGCTCAGCCCACGAAGGGCTAACGTAAGTTGCATGATACCATAAAGCTCCGTCTGTAACATCAATAGAAATTTGATGACTATAGATTAAAAGTGCTAAATATACACTTTCATCCCAGGCCGTACCGCTTTGTGGTACATCTGATTTACCGTCACAGTACCAACTAAACTGGCATCTGTTCCTTTTCTCTCCACCCTGTCGAACTACGCCGCATACAGAGTTTGGAAATCTTTTTGAGCTAACACGATTCATTGTAACTTGACCTACTGCTATTTGTCCAAGTTTTGGTTGATTCCTGCTCTCAAAATATATATTATTTGCTAAACAATATAGTTCTTCGAATCTATCTATGTTTGCTGTGCTTGGGGCTGTTAGTATTAATCCTACACCCATTAAGACCTTTTGAAAGACCATCCCCTATCCTTTAAGTACTTGGCTTGTTTAACGCAGGCATTATAAGTACGGTTAGGAAGTAGCTCTTCTAAGTTCTTCTTATCCATTGTGTACCAATTAGCTGCTAACAACTTACGCTCCTCATGAGACCAAGGTTGTTTAACATAATTTTTCATCCCATTATTATAGTGGATTTAACCTCTCATGTCAAGTATTATTTTTATTGCATAAGTATCGAAAAATAATTCTTGACATCAAATGTTGTTGCGTGTATAATATATGATTGTGGTAAAAGTACCTCTAAGCAATAAGGATAAGCATGGACGATCTCATGATAGAAGTAAGTATAATGATAGCCTGTATAATAGGATGTGGATGGACAAGTTGGAAAATTGGCCACCAAGCAGGTATCATTAGTGCTTTGGAATACCTAGAAGCGGAGGGCGTTTTAACCTTTGACGAAGATTAGGCCTGGACAGCCTTTAAAATGTCCAATATTGACAAAACCAAGCCTTCCGAAAGGGGGCACAGTGTACACCGAAAGGGTACAAAGGAGAAAAAAATGAACAATCTAGCAAGATTGAACATGGCAGATTTCCCAAAATTCTTTTTGGGGTTTGACCGTTTTGAGAATAACATTCATCAGCTTGATAATAGTTATCCTCGCTATAATATCGTAAAGACCGACGGAGGTTACAGAGTTGAGTTAGCAGTTCCTGGATGGAACAAGTCTGATATCGAAATAACTCTGCTAAAAGATGTACTAACAGTCCGAGGGGTATGTAAGCAAAAAGCGGAAACAGAAGGTGAGTCATATGTCTATAAGGGGTTGAGTGGAAAGGAGTTCACACGCACGTTTACGGTGGGAACAAATATTCATCTCAATAAGGCTTACATGAACAAAGGGCTACTATGTATCGACCTCGACGAAGTAATTCCAGAGGAAGATAAACCGAAAGTAGTTACGATAGAGTAATCAATGAAAACGATCAAAGAGTACCTACAAGCGTGCGATGGTTATGCATGTGAGGCACTATACGGGTATATAGCCCTGTTTAGTGTACTTCTTGCAGCTGCCGCTCATTAAGGGTCGGGGCGGGGTCATTACCCGCCCTTCTTGATCAGGTTGGAGAAAAAGTATGGCACTTGGATTTCTAAAAGAATTAGTAACACCAGTCACAGGTTTGGTATCAGAATTTATCGAAGATAAAGACCAAGCCAATAAGTTAGCACACGAGATTGCTACACTTGCGGAAAAGCAACATCATGCAGAAGTGATGGCGCAAGTAGAAGTCAATAAACAAGAAGCAGCCCATAAATCGCTTTTTGTCGCAGGCTGGAGACCTGCAATTGGCTGGATATGTGGACTGGGTATGTTATCCAACTTTATCATAGTGCCTATGACAAATTTTGTACTTGCACTGGTCGAAAGCCCAGTAGTGGTACCTTTAATTGAATTAGAAACAATGATGCCAGTTCTGCTCGGAATGCTAGGACTTGGCGGTATGCGTTCTTACGAGAAAGCAAAAGGAGTGGCCAGAACGAAGTGACACGAAGACAGAGGATAAGATTTAAGAAAGTGTCTGCTTGTTATGACCACCATGAGAGAATTATGATGGAACAGGACAAAAAAAGAAAAGACATGGAACTAAGTGAAATAATTAAGCAACAGCAAGAAGCAGAGCCTGGTATGTTCAGATATGAAGAAGCAGAATCTGGTCGTTGGAACTGGTGGGGTATCGAAGAAGATGCCACAGGCATGGATGACGAATTACCAAGTGCTGCGGAAGACTGTGCAAGAGTAAAGGGAAGCTATGAAATTTGAAAGGTTGTACGAGCAGTTAAAAATTGATGAAGGTGTGATATATGAAATTTATCACGATCATCTCGGATATCATACTTTTGGTATCGGGCATCTTGTAAAAGAAAGCGACCCAGAGCACTTACAGCCTGTAGGCACTCCTGTATCAGAAGAACGAGTGTTAGATTGCTTTCGACAAGATACTGACATTGCAGTACGAGAGTGTGCAGTTCTGTACGGAGAGGATTACTTTGAAGACTTTCCAGGAGAGGTGCAAGAGATTCTAGTGAACATGATGTTTAATATGGGTCGCCCCCGTCTTTCACAATTTAAGAAAATGACTGCTGCTCTCAAAAAAGCGGACTGGAAGGAAGCAGCAAAAGAAGGTCGAGATTCACGATGGTACCGTCAGGTGACTAATCGAGCTGAAAGATTAATGTCCCGACTTGAAAATGTTTCTTGACTTAATATCCCTAACCGAGTATAATATGCTCTATGAATATTTTTATACTAGATGAAGATTTAGACAGGTGTGCAGAGTACCATGTTGACAAGCATATCATTAAGATGCCGCTTGAAGCAGCACAGATGCTCTGCACAAACATGTGGATTGATAAACACTTTGGCTATGTGCCAGAGAAAATTAACAAAGAACAGCTCGCACACTTGCGAGAGGTGAAGAAAAATGAACCAAGGGACTTCCCTTACCTTCCTACAATGCATAACCATCCCTGTACTATTTGGGCTCGTACTAGCTTGGACAATCATGAATGGCTACATTGCTATGCTGTGGCTCTCAACGATGAGTACGGATACCGATACGGAAAAAGCCATAAATCAGTGCATGATGTCATACTCAAACTACCCGAGCCCATACACTTACCAAGAAGCGGGCTCACTCCTTTTGCTCAAGCAATGCCAGACAGCCTTAAAGGAGAAGACGCAGTAGAAGCGTATCGACAGTTCTATCACAAAGACAAAGCAACATTTGCATCGTGGAAGTATCGAGATAAGCCTCCTTGGTGGAATGAAGAACAGGCAGACTACGAGGAAAGGATAACAAGATGAGAGGATTAATAGTTATAGTAGCTATAGTTTGTTTACTAACTCCTGGGTGTAGCACTTACACCGGAAAACCAGATAAATGGGATTATATGACACCTGAGCATGTAACCTGTTACGGAAAAGCAATAAAATTCTGCAGACAACATGGTGTCCATTTAATCTGTGAGTGTATAGTATGAGTGTAAGACTTGTAAGTGCTTCTAGTGATAATATGTTGGACGACATTGCTTTTACAGCAAGAGTTTCAAATCCGGCAAATCAAAATAATACAGACACCTCGGAAAGGCTAGTAAGATATCTAATCAGAGAGGGACACTGGTCTCCTTTTGAAATGGTATCAGCAACACTTGAAATCGAAACAACACGAGATATTGCGAGGCAAATGCTACGTCATCGCTCTTTTTCGTTTCAAGAATTTAGCCAACGCTATGCAAAAGTAAATGACCTAGGTACTCCTGTCTTTAGAGAGGCACGGGGTCAAGACCTTAAGAATCGTCAGAACTCAGTAAGGTTACCGGATGGCCCTTTACATGCAGAGTGGTTAGTAAAGCAGAGAAATGCTTGGGAAGCTGCAAAGACAGCGTATGATTGGGCACTTGAGCAAGGTATTGCTAAAGAACAGGCTCGTGTTGTACTGCCCGAAGGCATTACTCCTTCTCGGTTGTATATGTCGGGAACTCTGAGAAGCTGGATACACTTTATACAGTTACGAAGTGGAAATGGTACACAGTTAGAGCACGCAAAAATCGCCGTAGAGTGTGCAAATGTTTTATATGATGTATTTCCTATGATAATGGAATTTGTGGACGAAAACTATGAAAGGACTTAAGTACGACGGAGAGAAGCCAATGATGCATTTGCTTCCTCCAAAAGCTATAAATGAAGTAGCGAAAGTATTAACCTTTGGAGCACAAAAGTATGATGAAGAAAATTGGAGAAAGCTTGATAATCTACAGTCCAGGTATACTAGCGGGGCTCTTAGGCATATATTTGCACATATTGATAGTGAAACCCTGGATCCAGAGTCTGGGTTATCTCACCTAGCACATGCCATTTGTTGTTTATTATTTAAGTTGGAGATTGAATTAGAAGATGCCAAGAGTAAAGAAGAAAAGCCACGAGAATCTGACGAGCACAAATATCAAGCACGTGATCAGTCTTTTGAATCCGATGGACTCGTCGACAAAAGCTATAACGAAGCGGGAAGCATGCAGCATATTAAACATCTCATACAATACTACAAGGCTTGATAAGATAATTCGAGACTTTCACGAACAAAAAGAGTATCGTGCAAGAAGAGTCTCACAGAATCGGGGCAGACCAGCAAGACCAGACGAGATACAGGATATAGTAAAAGAGTATTTATCTGGTGAAAATGTAAGTAATATTTCAAAAGGACTATACAGGTCTCCTGCTTTTGTAAAAAGCATTCTAGAAAAAATTGGGGTACCCCAGCGTCCTACACAAGTCGAAGGACGAAAGCAAGAATACTATTTACCCGAAGAATGTATTGCAGATGACTTTGAAGAGGGAGAGATTGTGTGGTCAGCAACCCATCACGCTCCCGCAGTTATAAATCGAAAGATGTCAAAAGAGTATCAGCATGGTCGGCCCGGACTACAAACAGTCGACTACTCTGAAAAATATGGATGTGATTGCTACAGCATTCATGTTCGACAAAAACCCTCCACGGATGATACGTGGGACATGCCAGATGTAGGGGGCTTCTATGCGTTTGCGCTTGCTTACGACTTAGGAAAACTCAAGCATCTCGAAGAATATGGAGTAGACTTACAAAAGTTATGAGCATTCAACCATCCTCGGTTCTAAAGATTCTAAAATTATCTTCACACGTAGAGATTACGTTTAAGAGTTTAACTTCGGATAAACTACATAATGGGATATATACCCTAAAGAACAGAAATATAGGGCAGTCAAGAAATACAGAAACTATTGTAGCCTGGGATACTGTAAACAACCATTGGCAGGATATACGAGTAGATACCATACTCAATTTTGTCGGAATACCGGATTAATGTATAAAACAATGTGGAAGCATTACTGTAAAGTGGAGAAATCACAAATGGGTGTAGGAAAAAACGAACCATGCAACTGGTGCGGGGAGGAAGAAGAAAAGACTAGTCATTATGACGCAAAGTTTTGGATTTATCCTGCACAGAAGTTTGTGTCATGGGCGGAGTCACAAGAATATTATCGACAGCTAGACGAAAATAATTCTTGACACAAATGTTAATTTCGAATATACTATATGTTCAAAATTAAGGAAGCGTATGGGATTTAGATTTTATATGCAGCAATTGGAGTCTCTGGGTTCTTGCCCAGGATATCGTTCAACAACTAAAAGGAAGCGCAAAATGGCGTGGGATGACGACAAAAAAGCGGCTGTAATAGCAGCCTACGAAGAGCAAAACCCAACTCCTGAAAACTCAATGGAGATTGTAAAGGAGATTGCAGACGAGTTTGATGAGTCACCAAATGGTGTACGAATGATTCTGAGCAAAGCCGGGGTTTATGTAAAGAAAACTCCTGCCGCAGGATCTGGTAGCAGCTCTAGCACTAGCAGTGGTAGCAGCCGAGTATCTAAAGCAGCAGCACAAGAAGCTCTCGTTGCAGCTCTCACTGATGTCGGTGCAGAGATTGACAATGATATAGTAGAAAAACTAACTGGTAAAGCAGCAATGTATTTTGCTGGTATAATTGGGGCAGCCAACAGCTAATCTCTCACTCCTTCGAGATAGGACAGCGAAAAAACTTTTGCTAACCTACCTAAGGAGTAACATTGAAAAAAGAGGATTTAGCAAAGTTAGTAACT